ATCATATAGTCAAAGAATGACTTAGATATTAATTCAATCTCTCTAGCAAAGAAGTTAGTAAACAACTTAGATTTCCAATAGTGGTAACCTTCATCTTGATTATAAAAATCTGTAGGAGTATTATAGTCAGTATTACTTTGAAGATCTAACTTACCATCAAACAGTTCTTTCAACTTATCCATTCTCTCAGCAAAGTTTTCCATTGGGAATACCATGTGAGGTACAGTAAATGGAAGTATGGGTTTAAATTTTGCTCCTGACCCACAAGTTCCCTTATCTTTACCCCAAAACTCCTCAGGTAGATTGCCAATAGTTTTATTATCTTTAAAAAACTCATTGGCAACAGGTTTCTTTTCACTCATTTGTTAGTTCCCTTAGTTGTTGCATCATGTCCAGTGATTCATTTTCTAACAGCATAGAATCAATTGCTGCTTTGACCTCAAGTAAATCTTCTTGAGTCATACTAAAATTCACAGACAAATGTTGATCAGTAAGGGTCACACTAAAGACCTCATACTGATCAACATATCTACCAGATACTTTGATTTTACTGCTCATTTAATTGTCTATAAAGATAATGGAATGATTCATTTGCTTTACTAGCGTCTTTACCGAACCATTGCTCATAGTTACCATCCTCATGCATGTCAAAATAACATAGTGCTTGAAAGAGAAGTTTTTGATCTGCTTTGTCAAGTTTAATGTTCATTAGTCAAATACTGCTGTTGTAGAAACAACAGTAGCACCAGGATTTCGTGCAAGTGCAACTTTTTGTGCATCCTGATAGTCGCGAGCAATTACTCTTTCTTCAAAGATAGTACCTGCTTTAAAAAGTGTGACTTTAACTTTCATAGTAATTTATGTAGCAAGGGAGAGATAGTGGTGTAATTCATCAACAGTAATTTCTACTTCTGATGCTATTTGTTCAAATGTGAATGAACCTTCGTTCATCATATCATCTATAGTTTGTTTGAACTGAGGTGAATAACGGAATGACTCCATATCATGGAGCAGTTGTTTCATTCTTGCCATTACTTATTATCCTCATTGAATGGTGAACTGAAGTATTTTCTGTTAGCAACATACAACACTCCTAGTGCTGTGAAGATGCCGAAGAATCCAATAATAAGAATTGGACTTTGTGGGAAGTCATAAAATGGAACTTCTAATGTCTGAACTGTTTGCATGTTTCTTTGTTTAACTATCTTTATTGTATAAGGTCTAGGATGTTAACGGTGGGTTCTTGTGCCACTTCTTGAACTGGGTGATAATTTTGTATTCTTTGCTGAATTAGGTTACCATAGTCTTCGTTGAGTTCACACCCAATATAATAACGATTGAGTGACTTTGCAACTGCTGCTGTAGTACCTGCACCCATGAATGGGTCAAGTACTGTGTCTCCTTCTTCACTTCCTGCTAATATGCATGGTTCGATTAGATCAGGTGGATACGTAGCAAAATGTGCTTCCTTGTATGGTTTAACTGTTACTGACCAAACAGACCGTTTGTTTTTTGTAGGATAAGACTTGGTAAGCCCACTATGAGGAGCCAAGCCACTACCAGGATTGTGGTACTTACCATTTGTGCGATCTCTTGTTCCCCAATCTTTTGCGGGTTCTTTAATTGCTTCATTGTCATAAAAATACTTTTTACTCTTGCTCAATAGAAATATGTACTCATGTGCTTTAGTACATCTATCCTTGACACTCTCAGGCATAGGATTAGGTTTATGCCATATAATATCTTGTCTAAGATACCAACCATCCGCACGTAATGCGAATGCTAACATCCAAGGTATGCCTATCAAGTCTTTTTGTTTCAATCCTTCTAGTTTATTACCTCTAACTGGTGTGCTCTGTGGTAAATCCTGTCTAGTTTTAGATACTGTCTGTTTAGGATAGTTACCATCTGATCTGTAATTATAATATGAGTCACCAATATTCAACCATAATGTACCATCATCCGTAAGACAATCACGGACTAATGAGAACACCTTGACCATTTCTTTTACATATTCCTCTGGACTCTGCTCCAATCCAATTTGACTATCTTGTCTAATAGCACCACACTTAGGGCAAACAGTTTTGTAAATCGCATCTCCCACTCCTGCCATCTCATCATGGTTCTTGTGTCCTGTGTTACAATTCTCAGGTTTAACTTTTGTATCTCTCCTATGATTGCAATTTGGGTCGCCACCTATCCATGTTGCTGTACCATAGTCACGTAGACCATAATAAGGAGGTGATGTCACACACATCCGTGCTTTTGTATCAGAGGTTGCAATTGTCTTGAGTGACTCACGACAATCGCCAAATAATATAGTGTCTTTCATTTAGATTTTGTTAGTATACTGCCAATCTTGGCGATATATGCAGAGGTTACACTGTCCTACACCATGTAGTGTATCTTTATCTTCCCATTGTTTAACGCATAGCGTGAAATATTGAGAGTCTATGAATGTAATGAAACCTGTCTCATGTAACAGTTCTCTTTTTACTTCCACACGATCTCCCACATTAAATGGGAAGTTGCTCACAGTGAATTACCACGTTGAAATTTTCTTATGTCTGACATTGTTATGTCAGCAGCATATTCATATGATTTAGATTTGACATATGATTCTACCTTTGGTGGTTCATCAGGTAATTTACCTGGTAATCCTGTTTCAACATATGGACGAGGATTAATCATCTTCTCCACTAATGTAATAATGTCCTCACGTATTTGCATGAGTTCATCAAAACAATGTTGATTGTGAGCACAACCACGAAGGTCAGTATCTGGTTTATGCAATGATTCTAAGAATAAACTCTTAGCACGTTCCCATTTCTCATGTGAGGATGGTTCGTCTATTGATCCTTGATCTTTAGCCATAGTTATAAAGACATAAGTTTTTTATAGAAAGGACCTACTACAACTCCTTCACTGTAGTGAGCATGTTCCTTGAGTAAATCCTTGTTTATGTAGTGAACTGTTAAGTCTGGATTGTCTATCCAGTTACTGTAAGTCCATGAGCAAGAGCGAACATATCTGTTGCCTTGTTCTTCACATATGCGTACAATTTGATCATTCAATCTTTCAGCGATTGATTCAAATTTAAACTCTACAACATATATTAGCATACCATCAGCAAAAAGAGAAGAGATAATAGGTAAATTAACACTTACATCTCTCTCGTATCTACTTCTAGTATAATCATTGAAACACCCACCACCATTTGTTCTCTTACCAGTATAGTTCTTAGGTTTGATTTCTTTCTCAACACCATTGATATCAATAGCATCACGACCTAATTTACCTGGTATAGTTTTACAACCCGCAACAGCAGCAGTTATCTGTTCACGTAAAGTAGAACTGTTTGGATCACCCATATACTCTTTGTATAGTTCTTCAAACAGTTCTCCTTGATTCTTAGTTGGTTTACCCAACGCACGATCTACTGCTAATTTGAGTAGTTTAGTTGAGAACATTGTAATTTGTATTTGTGCTCATTATAGCATAAAAATACCCCCTGTAAAGGGGGTATGTGACAGTTTGTAATAGTGTCCTATGATTTGGGTGCATTTTCCCAAGATATGTCACCATAGGAATCAACCACGTATGCTTTTATATAATGATCTGAATCTGGGCAAAGAGATTCTTTAGGAAACCATGATCCTGCATTAATAGAAGCAGCAGTATCATCATCAAATCTAATAGTATTGTATATTCCACCTTGTTTCATTATATCCATAACATAATCATCAACAAATGCTTCGTAATACGTTGTAACAGTTGCCTTCTTTGTAGCATCTAAACTATTGTATTTGTCTAGATTAAAATATAAACATGAACATTGATTCCTATTACTATAATAAGATACCAAATCAAATAAAGATAGTTCGTTTCCTTGTATAATCATGATCCTAGTTCTTCTTGTGCTTTCTGAATTACCAAATTTAAAAATTCAGTCTTATCATATGCATCACTAGCACCATCAGCATCATATACTACAGGTTTACTATTTTGATATTGAATGAGAATTTGACTGAAATAATTTGTTTGTGTTACTGATTTTAATAGTAAGAAGTTTGCTATCTTATCTTTAAATGCTTTAAGATAATGAGCTGACAATGGTAAGAATTGATCATCTGTTGTAAGATATGCATTAGATGGATTCTCTACTTTGTAAATTTTGTTATAAAATTCTGGTGTTATTGGAAATTTAGTTCCTTCTGCATTACCAGAAAACTCAGGAGTACCAGTAATATCTCTCAGTTTAGTTCTATATGTAGCATAGAGTGCTTTATCATCAGCACTCAATGGACAATCACTACACATCACCCAATCAGATTCATCTAATAAGAAATTCCTTGCAAGTCTCACACTTAATGGTGTAACAGTTGCTTGTTTGGCATACATTTGTGCCAACTCTATTTGAAAATTAGTATTCTCAATAGAGTCAATTAAATAGAAACCTTCAATTAGTTTATCTTTAAGAGTAAGAGCTTTTGCATTATCAACTGCTTCCATCTCATAATCTATCCACTCATCTTTATTAGTTTTAAAGTTTCTTATATATTTTCTACGTGCAGCAATATATGTATTACTATCACTATAGTAACTAAATGTTATGAGTTTATCTTTCTCACTATCCCAATCAGGATAAAGTAAAAGACTTAGAGTGTCTTTCCAATAACTTTCTGGAATGGGTTTTGATGATCCCATGTATGATAATTCTTGTGCTATTACATCTAATTGCACTTGTAATACTGGTATTGACATTTTCTAATTACAGTCTCCGTCTTATTTAGTTAATATGCTTTAATCAAGTATTTACATGTTCTATATGGATGTATCAATGGCACATCTATATCTGGATCAATAGTTGCTTGTGGTTCAATTTTGGTGGTTGCTTTTAATGTTAATGTAGCATCACTACAACTAAGACCAGAACTATATGTAATAGAAGGTCCTGTTTCACCCTGAACATTATATGTTAATGAGTCAACATTTTGTTTAAGTATTTTACCAGCAGTGGGAACATATACTAAAGTAGACTTCTTACCATTCCACCACATAAATTCACAAATTGCAAAATGATCTGTATTACCAGCATTATCGTTTGCAGCTGATGCATTAGCACGTACTTGTTCTATCTTAAAATTAGTTCCTGATGCCTTTGCGTTCTGTGGTAATACAACAGTGTAGGTATACCATTTAGTATTACCAGAACCACCATCCCAATTAGTTCCAGAATCAACAGAGGGAACTTGTCCAATAAAAGGATCTATTCTTGATGAAGTTCTTCCTGCAATAATAGTGTCAATTAATATCCAAGTAGTAGGAGATCCAGCTGTTGAATAATATACTTGTAATGATTCTTCTGATTGATCACCACCATTTACACCATTACCTCTTGTTGCCTTAATAGAAAAATGAGTAGCATCTGTTGTCTCTACAGGCATCAACTCTACATATCTTGTTTTACCAGTTTGACTATGTGATCCACCAAATAAAAGATAATTTGTATATGTTGAGGATGATCCTGCTTGTACAGCAATACTATCAACTTTATCTGAATTACCTCCACTTCCTAGTGTTGCAGTCGCAATTGTTCCTCCACTCTTACCATTTAAGACATAAACATATGGTGTTTCAGTATATCCAGATCCACCATTAGTTACATTAATACCCGTAACTATACCATTTGTCATAACTGGTGTTGCTGTCGCACCACTTCCACCACCTCCAGTTATATAAACTTCTGGATCTGCGGTTGGAAGTTTAAATCCACCAGCAATACCAGTTCCAGCACCGTTAGTTTTGAGTGAAACATCATCAACATTTTTATCATATGATGCTGATTTAATAATATCATCTTGTGTTTCAACTACTGTAGGGTTATCATATCCAGTAATAACACCAACTGTAACTTTAGCATATCCATCAGCACCATTAGCTGTAGTTCCTGATGTTTGGCCTGCCATTGATACACCATTACCACCAGAACCTACTTTAACTTCTATGCTTGAGGGACTACCTAGTTGAGCAAATTCCACATATCCACCCCATAGTCCACCACCAGCTCCACCTCCTCCACCTGGAGTCCAATAATCATTATTATATTCTATTGTCAATGATGCTTTACCAGTATTTCTACTAGAATTAGCAAGAGTTCCAGATTCAAAGTAAGTAGTAGAATAAGATGAGACACCTTGAGAACCACCTGCACCACCACCGTGGCCACCAGATCCACCAGGTCCACCACCGATACCACCAGTACCTCCACCTCCACCGATTAATTGGTTAGGAGTACCGCAGCCACCGCCACCTCCTCCTCCACCGCCACCGATGCATCCATAATTACCACCTTTACCACCAACACCAAATCCAAGTAGTGCGTTTGTTGCTTGAATACCTCCAATAGATGAAGGAACTGGTTGTCCTACTTGTCCTGCACCACCATCATATCCATTAGAACCACCGCCACCGCCACCACCAGCACCAATAACAGCTGTTCCATTTCTTAATACTCCTGTGACTGCACCACCTCCACCACCATGAGCAGTTCCTGAACCACCTGGATGACCATTACCACCATTACCACCATCACCAGAAGCTGTTTTTGCTCCTCCTGCTTTTGAAAAATTACCATCTGCAAATCCACCACCTATCTCGCATGTCCATGTGGCTGATGTAAAATTTGCTATTTGAGTTGATTTTAAGGATACATTTACTTTACCACCAGCACCACCATCAATATTACCATAATTTCCCATACTTCCTCTACCACCATGTAATTCAAAAGTAACTGAAGTAATTCCAAAAATACCAGATAAATTAAAAGTACCAACACCGTTATCTACGTTATTATTAACATCTGCATAAGTAAAACTTTGAGTCTGAGTACCACTCTGTCCACCAACCAATACATTTATTCCTGCTTTACCATCACTATATGAACCAGTATTAGCACCACCAGCACCACCATCATTAGGGTTACTCGGATAATCAACATATGGCCATCCACCACCTGCTGTACCATCACCACCAGCACCACCATCTTGTCCTGTTACTCCACCAGGTGCATTTGCAGAACCAGTATTAACTGCTGTTCCACCACTGCTAATACCTCCACCAAATAAACCAGTAGTCGCTTTTCCACCTTCTCCACCATTAGCTTTTAAGAATAAAAATGATCCATCACCAACCTTAACATAACTTTGATTACCATCATTACCTGCCTGTGTACCAGCAGCACCCGATCCGCCAGCACCACCTAAAGTATATGTTAATCTATCTGGGTCTCCATTGATAGAATTTAGATCAATAGTATAGGTTCCAGGACTTCCATATTCAAAATCAGTATTATCAAATACTGGAACTCCACCTGTAGTAATATATTTACCACCAATAACAGTGGTAGTAAGAATAGGTTTCATTACAGGATTTGGTATGATAGTCTGAAATTCATAGGATCCAGATCCACTACCAGATGCGAGATAATAATCACCAGGTTCATTAGATCCATTTGCGAAACCTGTAATAGGATCAGCAGTACCACCAGCACCACCTGCACCACCTGCAAAATCAAGAGCATCATATGTTGCAACTGTATTATCTGTAAGAGGTGATCTTAGAAGACCATGCTTATGTGTTAATACAATACCATCACCAGTTGGATACCATCTATCAATTCTTCCTGTACCTGTCTCATAATCTTGTAGATATCTGTCTCCACTTGCACCACCTACCCACTCGTTAATGCCAGGAGTAGAAAGAAATACAATATGATTGTGTTGAGGAACACCAGAAAGTTTTTTCTCTCTCATTGTTATTGTAACATCCTGACTACCAATAATATTACAACCAGTAGTTTCAATTACCTGATCATATCCACTGGTAATAATTGTACCTAAAGAGAAATATTCATCTTGTTGATCTTTATCAAGATACCATGCACCACCTGTAATACCTGTTGATATACTAACATTTCCAATATTAGGAGAGTTGTTGCCATATACAGGACCATTACCAACTATTTTCTTAGCAATTAAATCAGGAACTTTAAATGTTCCTAGATATGGATCACCCCAATTCTCCATTACATTACTAGTATTAATCGCTCTTAATGTTCCACCTTCAAGTAATGGAGATATTCTCACTACAAATGTAGCACCAGTTCCACCAGATACTGATACAGTGGGAGCTGTAGCATATCCTTGTCCACTATTTGTAATATTGAAGAACAAAATTTTTCCATTTGAATCAACAGCTCCAACTGATGCTTCCATATTAACTCCACCAGCTGGTGCTGAAGTTATAGTTACATTAGAAGATGTTGTGTATCCAGATCCACCAGTAACTACATCAATTCCATTACTAGATCTTCCACCATATTTTGTACCAACAATTTCATATAATCCTGGATAATCAGCTATATTATATTCTGTCCCATCACAATATAAGTATCCTTCATGTGTATATGCAGGATCATCACCTTGTACATAAGAATTACCAGAATTTTCAGATAGATTTGGATAAGAACTAGCAGATGCCTTAACAAAACTATGATCGTAAGAATTTTGACCTGCTTTTAAGTTAGTTACAATAGAACCGATAGGTGTTGTATCTATGAGAAGATCTGTTAAATATCCTTTTCTATTATTTCTATATGCTTGTGTCATAATTATATCTTAATTAGAAATTCCATTACAATAAATGGAGCGACAGCAGAATCAATTGATTTTGATGCATCCGTTCCTATAGTCATCGTTGTTGATAAATTTTCTGGACTAACAGTAATTGCATCCGTTTTTACTTTATATGTATGATCACCTTTTTCTAAATCAACCCGATGACTATGCAATGTTGGATCACCATTTGGTTGTGATAAATCTTGAGTATCATACTCCTCATTTTGTACATCAGGAACTATACTACTATTACCAACCTGTTGATTTGATTGCATAGGTAACACATCATGCAAACTTGCATTGTTAAAATCAAGTGGTACGCCAGGAAATCCATTAGCATAAGTTACAGGAACAGTAAAAATGTGACTTGAATCATCTCCTCCGCCAGGAGACAAACACCCACCAAATATACCTTTTACTGAGTTTTTATAACGAGCAGTGTTTTGTCCGTCTGGTGATCCTGTTGCTGGTGTGCCTGATGGTTGATTATTTCCACCTTGTAATGTATATGGATCGTTATTAAGACATTGGTATGTGTATTGATTCTCACCTGGAAGCCAACCACCATTTATACAGTGACCCCAATAAATTGTTTGTTGAAACCCTAAAAATTGGGTACTAACCGCATTTCCACAAGGACTGACAGGACACCAACGACCAGTACGACATTGTTCTTGACCACTTCCAGGTTCACCACTATTATTTACAGTAGCATTTAACCAATCTTGTATGGCAATTGTTGTTGCATTTCTTTTACCAGTAAATCCTTGAACTTGTGGTTGATTAGTGCTAGGTTCATTAGTGGATAACAATCTTGATCTTTTTGCATCATGAAAATGTGAATGTGGATGAATAGCATTTTCTTCAACTCCCTCTATATCTGTATAGTGAGTAGGACCAGCATATGTCCATGATGGTTTGCCTTTAACAGAAATTTCTTGACTAGGTACATTAATTTGTCCTGAATATTCTATATTTACAGGACTTCCAATTGCAGATTCTACATCAATACCAATACCAGATCTACTAAATTCATTGCCTAAAGCATTATCTAATCTTATATTGTTATATACACCAGCATTAGCACCTGAAGTTGGTTCAGCATATTTAGATCCCATATCAGGAACCATAAATTGAGTGTCTAATAAATTATCAAAATTAGTGCCATCTGCATTTTTTCTGATAAACTTACAATCAGATCCTGTTCCACATATAGCAGCAAGTTGTGGATAATCTTCAGCAAAGTATTTTGTACCATCACATTTTAAATAACCAGCAGGTAAATTATTTACGTTTGCTCCGTCATCTGGAAGACCTGCATAATCAACTGGCCAATTTATAATTTGACCTGTTAAATTACCATACTTAGATCTTTCTTTACTGTATAAAACTGCCATTAGTATGCTTTGATTATGAACGTAATTGTACAACTAGGTTGTGATGTATCACATGAAATATTTAGAGCATTTTCAAGACTATCTGCTTGCAATGAAGATCCATTTGCATTATCAGCAGTATGTGATGGAGGACCTGACATAGATCCAATACCCTGAGATATTTCAAAACTACCATGATTATGTGCTCTAAATGCTTGCTCTAAAGGATCTTTATTTTCCTTACCTTGATTGAGCGACATTGGCCACGCACCATGTCTAAACACCAAAGTCTCTGTACCAGCAACTGTACCTATTTGATCTTTCACAGTGATTGTATATACATCAGTTGCTGAATCATATACTATGTTTTCTATTTGAGTTCCACCAGTAGATGTCCAATAAGTATACTTTTTAGAAGCATCTTTTACAGTAACAAACATCAATGGAGTAATTCTATCATGCTGAGTCCATGTATTTGGTGAAGTACCATAAGTTCTAGCAATGCTAGTTCCAGCTGGCAATGCAATATCTCTTGTAGCAGCAGGAATAGTTACACCAGCAACTTCAAAAGCTGCATTTACATGTTCTGGATCATCATCCATGGCATCAGCAGATCTTGGAGAACCATTATATCCAAAGAAATTTGGTCTTGATCTTCTTTCCATTGGTCGTGGAAACATACCAACATGTGCTGGTGATTTATGTGTATCTACTGGAGTTGTAGTATTGATAGCACCAGTATTACCATTGCCAAATAGGTTTTGAGTATAGGTTGAAGATTCTTGACCAGATCCTCTATTAACTCCTCTCCAGTTAGCAGTACCAGCTGGAACATGATTCCAATAATTTTTACCAGATTCATTAACAAATTCAAAAAATCTATCACAACGTGGTAATGTCCATTCATGCTGTTCATCACCAAAATGTGTTAGAGTAGTAGCACCATTCTGCCATGATATTGGTTGAGTAGCTGCATTGGCACATGTATTAGGACCATGAGTTGCATTACATATACTTGTTGTTGATGTACCAGACATTGCAACACCTTCGTCTGTTTGAAATAACATAGCTCCAGTAGCATTTGGAGCAACACTTTGAAGTGTATCGCTATGACCGTGTTGAGGAGTGTGATTGATACCCAACTTACGATTAAGGACGTACACGGTTTCCAAAAAGTCAGGAGCACTCAATATCATATTGGTAAATTTAAAATACAAATTACCAGCAAGATTCAAAGAAAAATCAATATCAGATGTTGCTTCATATGTTGTTGATACTGGGTTTGTCTCACCATAGTCTGCAACTCTATTTCCTAATACAGTTGCAGCATCTGACTGTCCTTGCTGATACTTAGAATTTTGTAAATTTGCAGGTTCTAAATCCATTAACACACTATTAGATAATTGTGGTAATCTAAATGTTGCTGCTGTACCAATATAAGGAAACTCATAATGATTATTTTGAGAATCAGTCATATCACCACCATAGGTATCACCTATGACTGACGCTAACAATGGATAATCAGAAGCAGATAATGTATCTCCTTTACATGTAATCCAACCTTTAGGAATATTAGATTCAAGAAATCCAGTTCCTCCATCACCACCCCAAGGCATGATTGTGCCAATCTTGGCAGATCTCATTGTCTTTATTGAATCGTATTTTACCGTCATTGATTATAACTCCATGAGCCACCAACCTCTTAACGAAGCTGGTATTGTTTGTTGTGATGTAGATCCTTCTATATCATATGTACCAACAAAAACTAATCCAAATGCACAGTTACGTGTCTGAATAACTAATTCACCAGAATCCCATGCTACTGTTCTTACTTGACCAGAACCTGCATCAAGTTTAGATCCAGAATTATCACCTTGAATTGATGTAGATACATTATTAATTTTCTTCGCTCTGATAATTAAACTTGTATTGTATGTTAAATTACCACTAAGTTCAGTAAATCTAATCATATCACCTGTTTGTGGATTATCTGGTAGATATAGAACCATATTGCTTCCAGATGTAGCATTGATCAGATAGTTGTTGTTAACCTGTAATGGGTTAGTCTCTTGCTGACCTATACCAGTTGTAGCATCAAATGCAACATATGTGTGTCTTCTACCACCATTTGATGTCCAGTATTTTTCAATACCAAATGAATCAATAGCATTGTTATGATAGATTGTAAAGTCTTTAGGACCAACAGTACCACCAGTTCCAGCAGATCCAAGGTTATCTATCTGGAAGATTTTATCAGTCGCAGATTCTATAGCAAGAACCTTACCTTTCTGATAATATTGCTCACCTAAGAATATACTTCCCTCAAGAGCTGTCATCTTAATAGATTCTACACTACTACAGACTCCATTAGACTGACATGATTCATAGAATATTTTAAGATTACCATAGAAGTTACCATTACCTTTAAGTGTCAAACCATTGGTATTGGTTACTGGATCTTCAATTGATCCATCACCTATGTGACCATCATCGTTTGCAATAGATAGAACTAAAGTTTTACTATCAGAACCATACATTCTAAGGACACCACTGTTGATAGTAAAGTCATCATTAACAGTTGTATGACCACCGCCATATAAATCAATTGAAGTTGTAGCAACAGTGTTTGGATTCCTATAAGACTTAGGCATCTTGATCTGATAGAAAGCATCAAGAGTTCCATCAACACTATCAGTAAGGAAGAACTCAGATCCAATTCTGATAAACTGAATGTAATCAAGTTTTGGTTGAATTAAATCAGCATTTACTAATCCTATTTCAAGTCTTGTATCAAGAGTGTTAGGAGTTCTTGCCTTGAATGTCTTACCAGTTGCAGGTGCTCTCAAAGCACGAGTAGCAGGTAAATCTTCTAGTAATGTTGTTGTTCCTAACTTATTCAACTTAACAACATTAAGACCAACACCAGCATTTATTGCAGTCGTTCCTTCTACACCTCTACCACCATTAGTATAATTGGCATTAGATGATGTTGGTAAGAACTGATTTGATCCACTTACATATGGTGCAGCAGTAATTTGTATAATCTCAATTTGATTACTATCGTAAATTGCTACCAAATCACCAATTGTAAATGCTTCATAATTCGCTTGAATTTGAATGTTGGTTGTTGCTGGTACAACAGCGGATGCTATTGTTGTGAATGGTCTTGTAGCAAGAGTCGTGTTGGATGATTGTGGATCATGTTTGTAAACATGAACTACATCAGTAGTTGTGTATCCAGCAGGTGATGAACCAAAAGATTCAGCAACAGCAAAGTGAGTTCCATGCTTATTACCAATCGTTGTATCACCTGTACAAGTGTCAACCTCAAATGTCTTAGTGCCACTACCATTTGTTATAGTCAACTTTTTGTTGGTGGTTGCGTTAACATATGGTGTAGTGCATGTTCCATTTAATGTAAGACCACCAGTGTATGACTGATCACCATTGATGGTTACAGCACCAGTTACAGAGTCAACTTCAAATAATGTATTCTCTGAATTAGTATCACACCCATTTTTGACGGAGAATTTTTTCGCAACTTGATCTAATGTAGTCTTGAGTTCAAATATTTCACCATCACTACCATTAGAAGGACGAGAAATAATTACATAATCGCCAGGTTGTCCTGTAGCACGATTATCAGAACCTGTTAATACTCCACCAAATTGTGATAAGTAAACATTATCTTCTGCTCCAGAACCATCAATAATTTGAGTAGTCCATGTAGCATCAAACTGAACAGTACACTTATAAATGTTTGTTGTATCAGGATGCTCTGTGCTTATTGTTGATAGAGTTCCAAATGGTTGTCTTTGTACTTCAATGTAGTATGGTGTCAAATCAATTCCACCACCGAACCAGCAACCATCATCTCTTTCAATGTAACGAATATTCATGTGAACTGTTGGGACAAAAGGATTTTTAGGGTGTAAAACTAATGATACGCCAGTTGCAAAAAAATTTTCACCTCCGCCTTTTAATTTTGAGGCAATTTTCTTTGAAAGAGTACCATTTAGTGCAGAAAAATTCACTCCACCTTTTTCAATAATTTCACCAGTAAAAATCCTTGTTCGACCACCGCCATCTCCATCTTTATATTTCCAATTATCTTCATGGTAATTTTGTTTTGTTATTTTGGTTATTCCAACACAGATATGTTCTTGAATATCTTTAAACGATGATATAATATTAT